GCCGAAGCCAGAAAGATGTATGTCGATCTAGATCCTGATGTACAATCTGCTTTAGATAACAAAGCTAAGACAGAGGCACTGGTTCATTTGATGAAGAATAAACTATCGATCTTGCGTCAAGCGCATGACGATCTCAAAAAGATTCTGTACGGTGATCAACACTTGACGCCTTACGAGGGGATGTAATATGTCTAAATGGATGACGCAGCTTACTTCAGAATTTGGAGTATTAGCCTCTCAGTTGAAGAGAGATGAACCAGCCCCGATTCCAGCTTGGAGTCCAAGCTTAAACTGGGCAACCACAAAACGTGGCTTCATTCCTGGCAAACTTAGTATCGTGTACGGACCAGAGTCCTGCGGTAAGTCAATGTTAGCTATGATGGCTATTGTTGAGATGCAGCGCAAGGATAAAGAGGCCATCGCAGTATGGTTTGATGCTGAGTTCTCGTTCAACCCTAGCTTCTTCGAGAAGCTTGGTGGTGATCTTGACAGGCTTATCGTTCGTCAGTCTAACGATCCATTGAAGATTTTTGACTACGTTGGTGGAGAACTACTGGAGATGCTGCAGAACGGTGCGCCAGTTAGGGCTATCGTTGTAGACTCTGTTAGGTCTATTCGTTTCCCCAAGGATATGAAGAAACAGACTACAGATATGATTATGGGTGGAACAGGAGCTAACTATCTCCCTTCGGCCTTTAAGCTGATTATCCCCGTTATTGCAGAGTTCAAACTCCTTACCTTCTTCATTCAGCAGGTAAGTATTCAAATTGACCCAATGAAGGCTATGCGCAACCCGTATGTTCTTCCTGACGGTCAAGCTCTAAAGCATTACGGAGATTTGATGTTAGAGATGATTAAACTAGATACAAAGGCAGGAGTGATTGAAAGCGGAGAAACGATTGCAGGCGGAGCAGCACAAAAAGGACATAAGGTCCGTATCAAGGTCAAAAAGAATCGCCTTGGTATACCGGCTCGTGTGGCACAGTTTACCTTTGATTATAACCATGGTGTAGTCGATACATCTAATGAGATCTTTGATCTGGCTAAGTCCCTTGGCATCATCTTTCATCCTGTTAGCACAACTACAGGTAAAGAGAATGTCCAGATGTGGCAGTTTGCTGAATGCGAACCAATCAGAGGCGAAGACAACATGAGGGTCTTTGTGAAAGGTTCTAAGAAACTTCAAGAAGAGATCATGGAGGCTTGTTACAAGCACCAGGATGCACAGGTTGAGGTCGATGCTGACGGAATGGTGATCGATGATATTGCAGACATCCACGATCTTAATGTGGAGCTATAATGATTACTTCTATCGGCGATGTAATGCGAAAGTGCTACGATAATGGCTGGATAACGACCAGAGATGGTAATGCCAGCCTTCGCCGTAAGAACAGTAGTTGTATTTATATAACCCCTTCAGGAGTTAGAAAGAACAAGATCGAGGTTGAATCGATCATTAAGATGAGGATGCAAAATGGTGAAATCATTGTTCCAGAAGGGCAAAAACCTTCTGGTGAGCTTTACATGCACTACTATTTACAGAGATTTCATAATGAAACAAGAGCCGTACTCCACGTACATCCTACTCACGTTATTGCTGCTATATATGCTGGTCTCGAACTTGATAAGATAGCTGCTGAGTTCCCTGAGATCTCTAGGTATACTAGAGTTGCACCAAACGTGCCTATTCTTCCTGCTACATCTAAACTATTAGCAGATGCAACCGCTAGTGCACTTCTAGTACCATCTTTTAGTGCGGCTGGATGTGGTGATCTGCAATATGATATAGTGGGGCAAGCTAACCACGGCGTTTGTTCTGTTGGTAAAAACGTCTGGGATGCATACGAACACGTGGAGCGATTGGATCATATATGCCAAATATGTTTGCTGGGTACGGCGAGTCGCTCGAACCGATAAGTTGCTGGTGCGAAGAGATCTCTATTACAGAGATAGAATATCGTGCAGTAAGACTAATGGAAGACTTCAAGTCTCCAGATAAAGTTTATTTAAGTAATGACCTATATACAGATCTTCTTAAGCAAATGGCCCATACTCATACTGCAACAGGTTATAAGGCTGGTATGCATATTATGAAGATTATGACTTCTGCTGGTTCATTAGATGTTGTACAAGTTCCTGGCATGATCAACTTCTGCCTTGTTGGCACAGAGGACGATTACAATTTGGTAGAAAAGGCTAAGATAGATAAAGCATTCGAGGAAATAGTATTCGATGGCGAAGATAATGTTTATTGGGGATCCACACCTAAAGATAACGAACTTCCAGTTAGCACTGAAGTTTCTAAAGTGGATAAATCAACTTATAACGGAGGTTAGACCCGACGCGGTTATTAACCTCGGTGATATGTTTGATACTCACGCAGTATTGCGCTCAGAGATTATGACTGAAGCTATAGCCCACGTAGACTATGTTCGCAGTCTAGACATCCCCTACGCTTATCTTCTTGGTAATCATGACTTCTATAAACCGAAGAGTGACAAGTATCACGCTCTCAAGCACATGAAGGGGAAGGTAGCTGGTTTCTACATCGTAGACGAGCAGATGGATTGGATGGGCATGACGTTAGTGCCGCATAAACCTAATCCTGCAGATTTTCCAACGACGAGTCTTCCAATATGCGTTTGTCACCAAACTTTTAAAGGAGCTGATTATGGAGATATCACGACACAAGAGGGAATTGATGCAAATAGCATATCGGGCTGTGATATCGTCATCTCCGGGCATATACACAAGCGCCAGCGTCTTGACTACAGTACCAAGTCTATACAGGCAAGACAAGTATTTTATGTCGGTTCTCCATTTGCTCAATCTGCTAGTGATATTAACCAGGTCAAAGGCATTACTGTCTTAGATACAGAGACATATAAAGAAACCTTCTATGAATGTCCACTTCCTAAATGGAAGGGTGATAAGTTTATCATCGAGCAAGGGTTTACTACACAAGATATGCACGACTATATTGCTAATAACCTAGCACAGTCATACGATCATTGGCGTCTAGATATAGTAGGACCTAAGGCAGAAATTATGGGTTACCTTAATTCTTCTGAGTATAAAAAGACGATAGAAGGCGTTGATGTCAAGATCAAAACATCATTCACTGATAGAGAGAAAAGACAAGTTCGTATTGAGTCTCTCTTAGTTGGTGACATTATAACACAGTACGTTGCTAAGGTATACTCTGGATCACTAGACAAGACGCTTCTGACTGAAAAAGCACTAGAGATGCTTATAGGAACTAAGTAATTGATGTTCTCCGCCTGGTATAATGAATGTAAGGTGGAGAGCACCTAGGAGTTTAGATGGAAAATAGAGAATTAGCTGAATACGTAGATCAGCAGAGGTGGTTGTTGAATAATGGCCTTATCTCTGACGACGTTAAGAATCAGTTGTTTTTCTGTGGTTCTATCGTCCATAAGGATGTACAAGCAGTTGAAGTCGATCTCACTCCTGATGATCGACTAGTAAAATACTCGCTGTACTTTGATAAGAAGACCCTTAGTAAGGTCGATAAGTATCACCGGCTCTCCAAGTCTACAAGCCTTTTTGGCATGTGGCAGTTTAAACGTTTTCTTCAAAAAGAAGGAACGTTTGAGTTTGGTCAAATGTTGAATAAGTTTGTGAGGGACTACTGTGGGCCAAAATGGTCAGCAGAAGTAACCATTAAAGACTTCGATACCTACTTAGAGGAACTCGGAGCACAAGGTGAAAACCACGGCGGAAGTCAGCCACCTAATCAATTGCCTGACTAATGATGATGATCTGCAGCAAGAGCTGTGGCTTTACTACCTTGATGGTAACCCTGTTGAGTCTTTTGCTACGCACCTTGAGAAAATATCTGTAATATTTGAAGACGATACTACTGTTAGGAAAAACCTATGGGATTTGCTATCTAACCCACCAAACGAAGAGTTTCAAGAATTCTTAGAGAACTTCACAGACTTTGAAAGAAGTATTATTATAGTTCTCATGCTTGGACTTACAGTTGAGAAAATAGCGATATATAAAGGTATCAGTCAGGTACGTATTAGGCAAGCTATTGCTGCTATAAGGTATAATAATGCATGGGAAGTACACTATGGCATTAAAGAAGAACCTGACGGACGATGAGAAATACGGTCTTAGCGAAGACGAGATCAAATTAGCCACTAAGTGGCTTAGAAAGAACAAGACAGCTGGTGCATTAAGAGACCTAGAGGCAACTAAGCTCTTTGAGATGTATCTTCTCGGAGATTCTCTAGCTCGCATAGGTCAGCAGTTTCCTCAATATACTCCGGGACAGATAGCTCTAACCTGCGCACTGCGCGGTTGGGCTAAAGATCGCGAAAAGATGATGCATACTCTACAGGATAGAGTTCGTGCAAAGGTTGTTAAGTCTGTGTTAGAGCAGGTCGACTTCCTTACATCCATGATGGCTGTAACAAACGCAGAGCATCTAGAATCAATGATTAGATACGTTAACGATCCCATTAACAATCCTAAACCCCTAATGCGCATCGAGACGATCAAAGAATACAAGGATGTCGCAGAGACCCTATATAAAATTGTGGCTGGTGCAACACCCAGCGGAAGCAAGGAGAAACAAAAATCTCCGATGTTCGACGCATTGACTCCTGCTAGAAAGCAGATTGAAGAGCGGGAAGAGGAAGAGATCACTATTGATAACGTGATGGATATTGCTGACGCTCCTAAGAAAGACGCTTAATGGCTAAACCAGTAAGACCTAAACTTACATTAGAGCAAGAGCGAAAACTTCTTCTTACACCATGTAAGAACAGGGACGAACTTAAGAAGTGGATCAAGTACTTTCTTAATTTACATCTACCTGACGTAACTGTATCTCGTTACTCTGATACTAATCCTTTAGATGTTATCTGGGAAGTGTACGACATCTGTGTTCTAAAGAATAACCCGCACGATATCAAAGATTTATTGTTCGTTGCTGGTAGGGGTTCTGGCAAAACTCTTGGTATGGCCATTGCAGAACTAATGATCTTGATGCACGATATGCGCGAGGTTGTTCACGTTGGAGCCATTCAGAACCAAGCTGAGCGTTGCTACGCGTACCAGAAGAACTTCTTATATAACAGAAAACTTAAGCCACTTGTAATTCCATCAGACATCCCAGAAGAGATGCGTATTCTCGAAAAAGCTAATATGTCGAAGTCTCTGTTCAATATCGGCGGAGAAAAGTTAACACTTGAGGTTATTCCTTGTACGCTGAAAGCATGTAATGGTCCTCACGTTCCGCTAGTTGTGGTCGATGAGATCGATACGGTTAGTGGTGAGGGTCTTAAGGCTTTCAAAGAAATCTCAGGGATGCTAGACTCTAGACCGGGTAAAAAAGCCCTACGTGTTGGTATCTCTACTAGGAAGACTCGCTACGGTCTCATGAACAGGCAGATCGAGAATGCTGATGTTGAAGGCCGAACTGTTCGTCGTTGGACAGCATTCGAGTTTATGGAACGTTGCTCTGACGAGCGCTCTGGTACAGAGAAGATTCCTCTGTGGGTAAATCAAGACCGCATGGAAACTCTCACTGAAGCTGAGTTCAATCAGAAAGAACGAAACAAGCAGAAAGAGTATGTGCAGTACGAGGGATATACAGGATGTGCTAAATGCCCTATCTTCTCTATATGCCTAACTGACGCTAAGAAGCAGACATCCACTTCTCCTATGTTAAAGAACCTTGACGTCGATATGATTCAGAAGGTTAAAGCTGAGGGTGCTGATTGGGCGTTGGCTCAACTTATGAACCTAAAACCCTCAGTTGAGGGGATCATATACAGGGAGTTCGAGGAACGTCTCCATGTTAAAGAATGGAACGAGATGTGGCTCATCCTCACTGGCATGGAGTTTCCAGGGGAATGCACCCACGACATGTTTGTCAAGAAGTGCCACGAGATGAAGGTCCCTTGCTACGGTGGGATTGACTGGGGATTCTCATCTCCAAATACTGTTGTCTACTTCTTTGTAGACAAGAGAGATAATATCTATATAGTTAAGTGCGCTGGTATGACCAACGTTAGTGAAGCTATGTGGATTGATCACCTTAAGACCAAGTATCATAGTTTATACAGATGCCAACTCTATGCTCCTGACCAAGCTGCTAAAGGCGCGGTATTGGAGATGCAGAAGGCAGGATTGCCTGTAGCTAATAATGCTGAGAAAGGCGAGATTATGGCAGGTATTCAGGTTATCAAGAAGTTCTTGAAGATACCTGGAACAAATCAAGCAAAAATGTTTCTTGCAAAAGAGACTACTCAGCATATTGTGAACGAGTTTACTCTGTATCACTATAAGTTGGATGCTGCTGGTCTTGTCACAGATGATCCCGAAGACGATCATGATCACTGGCTGGATGCGCTCAGATACCCAATGGAGATATTGTTTGGCAAATCTGCTATCATCCTTGGTGGTGGTTTGGACATAAGCGATGGTAAAAGCGGTCTAGTGGATAATCTCGGTAACTTCAGTAGGATGCCAACTGCTTTAGAGTTTGCGGATGCCAAGGGTCTTAGAGTTAACTCAAATGAACAAGACACGTCAAAGCTCGGTAAGATTGGCACAAAGAGCCAGTTGGATGACGATGACAATGACGAAGGTAACGGAAGCCAAGGCGGTTTCCTGTGGAGTTTCTAGTGGGACACACTCCAGAGTATAGACGAGCTTATTATAAAAAGAATAGAGAAAAAGAACTAGCAAATCGCAAACCCTATGCAGAGGCCAATAAGGAAAAGCGAAGGTTATATTGTAGTCAATATAATAAAGAGCATCAGGCTGCAAAAGCCGCTAGAGAGGCCTTTAGAAGAGCACAAAAGTTAAAAGCTACTCCATCTTGGCTTACCCAAGAACATAAGGATCAGATTAAGGCCCTTTATGTTGAAAGGGATAAGTTATGTGCATTAAGCGGTATAATGTATCATGTAGACCATATTGTGCCATTATTAGGCAAAGAAGTTAGCGGCCTACATGTTCCCTGGAACCTACAATTGTTACCATGGAATAAGAACTTAGCTAAAAGCAATAAGGTGTAATTTGGCCATCTGGGATCAATGGATTAAAGATAGAATACAGGGTGAGATCACTGACCTCTTGAAGGCAGATGGTATCGACCAGAGTCCTCAGGCTCCGGCAACACAGCCGTCTCCTAATGCAGTTAGGGGTCAATATTCTGCCGACTCACTTCCTGATAAGCCTGAGACCGATTTAGACCCTGGCAAGCAGATTGGCCGTAAGTCTATCATAGACGACCCTTACTTTGATAACTTTGGTCAGCAGTATCACTACAAACTGAGAATGTCTCGGCTTACAAACCGGACATTAAAAGAAGTCTCAATGAGAGATTGGCTGATATCCTCTATCATCCAATGTCGAGTAGACACATTATTGAAATATTCGCGCCCTAACTTTGACAGGCATAAGGAAGGTTTCTGCATCTCTAAACGTAATGAGCAGGAATCCTATACAGATGAGG